GTCGCAAGCGCAGAGTGAAGTTTGAAAAGGCGCAGGGTGAAAAGGCTAAAAAGAGAAGGGCGTTATTGCTCAATATTCGGAAGGCAAAAAAATGACACAGATTAAATCAGATCCTAGAGTTCATCATCGCGCAAAGCCAGCGCCAGAAAAAACTAAAGAGGTAAAAGCTGATGCCAAAGAAGCTACACCGAAGGCTGCTCCTAAGCGCAAAGCGGCTAAATCTAAAGGGTGAGCGTAAGCAAGCTTATGTTTATGGCACTATGAAGCGGATAGAGGGCGATGGTAGCAAAAAAGTTTCAAAACCCAAAGGGCGGTCTTAACGAAGCTGGTCGTAAGCACTTTGAGGCAAAAGAGGGTGGCAACTTAAAAGCTCCAGTTAAAAAGGGAACAAACCCCAGGCGGGTTAGCTTCGCCGCTCGTTTTGCTGGAATGAAGGGGCCAATGAAAGATGAAAAGGGTAGGCCCACTAGGAAGGCTTTGGCGCTCAAGGCATGGGGATTTGGCTCTGTTGAGGCGGCTCGTAACTTTGCTCAACGGAATAAAAAAGGATAAGTAAATGGCTCGGCTGAATGTAAAAGATATTATTGAACGTGAGGCCAAAGCTCAGGCTCGCAAGGATGAGTGGCGTTCTATCTATGAAGATTGCTATGAGTTCGCTCTACCGCAACGAAACCTATACTCAGGTTATTATGAGGGCGGTGTGCCAGGCAAAGGTAAGATGGCAAGGGTCTTTGACTCTACAGCCATTCATGCCACTCAGCGCTTTGCTAATCGCATCCAGGCTGGCTTGTTTCCCCCGCAAAAGGAATGGTGTCGCCTAGAGGCTGGCACTGGCATCCCACAACAACAACAGCCACAGGCTCAGGCAGCGCTCGATGCTTATACAACCCGTATGTTTGAAATCATGCGGCAGACGAACTTTGATCTGGCTATGGGCGAGTTCTTGCTGGATCTTTGCGTAGGTACTGCGGTGATGATGGTGACACCTGGTGATGAGGTTACGCCTATCCGCTTTACGCCTATCCCTCAGTATCTCGTTGCTATTGAAGAGGGAACATTCGGTAATGTCGATAATGTTTATCGCAAGCTCCGCATGAAGGCTGAAACGATACCACAAGAGTTTCCTGACGCAGAAATGACAAGTGAACTAGCTCAGGCAATAGAGCAATCGCCATCTAAAGAGATCGATCTGATGGATGCGGTTATCTATGATTATGAGCGAGCCGTTTATTGCTATCACGTTATTTGGCCTGGTAAAAAGCAAGAGCTTGTCTACCGAACAATGAAGTCATCGCCCTTTATCGTTGCTCGATATATGAAGGTGGCCGGTGAGATATATGGACGTGGCCCATTGGTTACAGCCATTTCTGACATCAAAACGCTTAACAAAACTGTTGAGCTGGTTCTCAAGAACGCTTCTTTAGCGATTGCTGGCGTATATACGGCGGCAGATGATGGCGTTCTCAATCCTCAGAATATCAAGATACAGCCTGGCGCGGTTATCGGTGTCGCTCGTAACGGTGGCCCCCAGGGTGCGTCACTGGCTCCCCTCCCTAGAGCCGGTGACTTTAACGTAAGTCAGATTGTAATGAATGATCTGCGCATGAACGTGAAGAAGATTCTGATGGATGACACGTTGCCGCCTGACAATATGTCTGCTCGATCAGCAACAGAGATTGCAGAAAGATCGCGTGAGCTTGCAACTAATCTAGGATCTGCCTTTGGTCGGTTGATAGATGAGACAATGGTTCCGATCGTATCGCGCATTTTGTTTATCATGGATCAGCAGGGATTCATTGACCTGCCATTAAAGGTAAATGGCGTTGAGGTTAAGGTTACACCGGTTGCGCCTCTTGCTCAGGCTCAGAAGCTACAAGAGGTAAATGATATTGTGCAGTTCATGCAGATAGCCAATGCTCTCGGCCCACAGGGTCAAGCGGCCCTGTCTATCCCGCGCATAACTCAATTTATCGCAAGCAAGATGAACATAAATCAAGAATTGCTTACCACACCGGAAGAGCAGCAAATGATGATGGAACAGATGCAGCAAGCAATGATGGCAGAACAAGGCCCACCCGCTGCAACTGATGGAGGGGCTACAATGGAGGCAATGCAATGAGTTCACCCGAAGGCTGGGAAGGATTAACCCAAGCTGTCAGTGAAGCGCCAAGAGCTGAAGATATAGATATTCTATATGGTAAGGTTTTTAAAAGTTCTGAAGGGCAGAAGGTTTTAAGCCATTTGCGCAGCGTTACGATTGAACAGCCAACTTGGCACCCTGGAGAAGATGCGAGCTTTGGTTATGCCAGAACGGGAATGGCAGAGATTGTTCGCATGATTGAGAAAAAAATAGAAAGGTCAAACAATGGCTGAGGAAGCGGCAGTAGTAGAAGCGGACGCAAATGCGCCGATGATTAACGTGGCAGAGCCAGAGGCTCCTCAAGAGGATGCACCCATTCCGGTTCATGAGCAGCCACAGGAAGAGATGCAAGCGTCTGAAGATGACGATGGGCCGCTGGAGCGCCCTGATTATTACCCTGCAAAGTTTTGGGATGAGGATGGCCCTGATGTTGAAAAGCTGGCGAAAAGTTACGCAGAGCTGGAAAAGAAATTTAAGTCGGGCAA